CGGTCGTTGATGCGCTCGTTGACATGGTAGTCCAGTAGTTCCTCGTCCGACAGCGGGCGCATGGCCTGACTGATGACCCGCATGGCCCGGACATCCTGTTCGCAATACTGGATCATCTCAGCGGTCAACTCAGCCGACTCCTGGTACGGTGGTACGCACATCTTGCGGATCAGGGCAGCGCCCCGGTGATCTTTCTTCATAGACGCGCCCATGAACCGGCCTACGTCCTCCAGCGACCCCGGCGCACAGTTGGCGCGGGCCTGCGCGGCGGTGCAGTAGAAGGACTCCAGCGGGATGTTGACCTGCAAGACGTACCATAAAATCAAACGCTCAAAGGCAGCGTTGTGCGCCATGATGCGGTGGCCGGTGAAGTCAGGTAGTGGGCCTGTCGTCCACGTCTGCACCTCACCATCATCGACGGCGTAACTCATGCACAGCACCTCGGTCGTGAGGTCTTGCGCGTAGTTGTAGACGCCTGCCGACTTTAGGTCACAGGTGGAGCGGGTTTCAAAATCAAGCCAGATCATTTTCCAATGCCCACTCTTACGAATGGGCATCAGAAAACGGCTTACGCTGCCGCTAAGCGACGACGGCGCCCGGCAGGAGCCGGAGCCTCAACCTCTGGCTCACCTTCCATGCTAATCCACTCGACAACCTCAAAGATTGGCGTGTAGATTTTGCCGTAGGACTTGTGCTGGTAGTGATCCCGCTTGAGCATGACCACCGGCACGGGCTTGGTCTGATCCTTCTCGACCTGCTCGGCCAGCGCAGCGGCGATGGTCTGGACGCCGCGCTTGCCGCCCACCGAAGTGGTCGTAAACCGCGCTTCCATGCCAGCATCGTCGCCGGTCAAGCACTTGAGGCTCATGCCGATCTGCTGCTCCCAGCCCTTCTTGGCGCCGGGCGGTGCATCGTCGATCTCGGGCAGCGGCTGGCTGACCGCGACCATCTTCTCGCCAAGCACCTCGCCGTCGCCCCAGGCAATATAGCCGTGGACAAAGGAGAAGGGATTGACGGCCCAGGTCGAGTCGTCCTCGACCTCGGTCTGGTCTGCGCCGAAGACCCAGTGACCGCCCTTATCCATTTTGAGGATAACGACGCCCACCGGGCCTGCGCTTGCGCTGATGCTCTTGAGAGCGCTGGAGAGAGTACTGATAGCTGGCAGACCAGCTTTGGAGAACACTGAAAGATTTGACATTTTTTACCTTAGCTTAGTTTAGAAAGACGGGCCAATTGCTTGCCCAACAAAAGCACCTCGGGGCGCGGGTCATCCGCGCTTGCCAGGGTACTACCCGAAGAGACAGCGACAACCAAATCAGTCGGCAAAGCGATCTTGCGCTTTTTGAGCGCCTTCTCAGCCTTGGCCGGTGACAATAGCGAAGTCTCCATCACTTCAGATTCTTCAAGGCCCAACGCAAACAAGGCAACCTTGGCCTTGTCCTCGTCAGTCCATTGCCTGATTGCCCTCTTGGCAACCAGCTTGTAATCGGGCAGTCTAGCACCCGACTCCAGCATTGACAGCGCCAACTCGCGCAGGCTGGAAATCCAAGTCTCCAGCAAATCAGCGTTTTTTAAGTAGGTGCTAATCAAGCCCTTGTCGAGGTTATCCAGCGTAGTCGCCAGCGCCCGGTCGGCAGCGCCTGTCATCTGTGGGCAGATGGGCTTGGCCGGGCAGAACCGGCAGTGGTCGCCCACCGACAACTGCGCGTCAGGCAGCGCCGACTGCTTGACGGCCTGCACCAGATCACGTTCGAACGTCCGAATACGCTCGGGCGTGGTCACCCAGCGCCGCACCGCCGGGGGCTGGATGATGACGCACTCCACCTCAGTCGCGCCTTCAAACGCCCAGGATGACTCAGGCGTCCTCATGGCGGCAGCAGCGTAGAACATCAACTGCTCGTTCTCCTCGGCGGTCACCACAACACCGTCGCCAAACTTCCAGTCCAACACGATGGCCCGGTTGCCTATGCGGCCAATCAGGTCGGTCGAGCCGAACACGCCCGGCAGCAAATCACCAAAGCCGACCCGCTGCTCCGTGTTGAAGTTCATCTGTTCTAAAGGGTCAATTTCGTCGAGCAGCGCCAGCGCCGTCTTCAACTTCTCGCAGTGGTCGTCGTCCAACACGATGCCGTTGAAGGTCTTACCCAGCAGGCTGTAGGCGCTGGCGTCACCGTCGTTCACCAGCAGGTCAACGGCAGAGTGCAGGGCCGTGCCATCGGCCATGTACTTGTTCTCGACCTGTGGCGGCATTTTGGCGACCAGGGCCACACTGCCGGGGCAGTGGATGACCCGCTTGGCGGTCGAGCCGCCAACGATCTTACTGTGGATCACTGTTGTACTCCAGGGCTTGCAGTTTGCTGATGAGTTCGTTGATTTGGAACACGGAATTGTTGAAGTCTTCTTGCGCCTTTGCTTTTTGGGCTTGCAGCGCGGCGATCTTCTGGGCGGTGGGATCGTAATTTTCGGGCACGTTGAACTCAATGTCTTGTTCGCAAACCAAGGTCAGGTTAGCCGTGTCTGGTGTGCGAAAGCTGTAAGCAGCAAACGTCCCCACCTTGTCAAATGAGTACTTTGAGAAGTACACATACATCTTGATAACTTTTTTCATGGACTCTACTTTCGTTGTTACCCGGAATTGGGTGAGGCCATCATAGCACATAAAAATAAAGCTGCACAAACTTTTTTTCTGTGTTAAAGTTTGGTGCATGGAAAAACACATCGAAGCCTACCTAATCAAGCGCGTCAAGGCGTTGGGCGGTGTAGCGTACAAGTGGCGCGGCCACGGCGGCGCAGCCGACCGCATCGTGGTGCTGCCCGGCGGCGTGGTGTGGTTCGTGGAAGTCAAGACCCTCGGCGGTCGGCTGTCCGCGCTACAGAAAGTCTTTGCCGCCGACATGGCGCGGCTTGGGCAGAGGTACTGTGTACTGTGGACAAAGGAACAGGTTGATGCGTATATTGATAGCGTGTGAATATAGCGGGTCTGTGCGTGATGCGTTTATACGGGGGGGGCACGACGCAATGTCATGCGATCTGCTGCCGACCGACGCGTCGGGGCCACATTACCAAGGGGATGTGATGGACGTGCTGAAAGATGATTGGGACATGATGGTGGCGCACCCGCCCTGTACGCACTTGGCCGTGTCGGGCGCACGATGGTTCAAGGACAAACAGGCCGAACAGGCCGACGCCCTAGCTTTTGTGCGCCAGCTACTGGACGCGCCCATACCGCGCATTGCGCTGGAGAACCCGGTCAGCATCATCTCCAGCCACATCCGCAAGCCCGACCAGATCATCCAGCCGTGGATGTTTGGGCATGAGGCCACCAAGACAACCTGCCTGTGGCTGAAGGGACTGCCGCACCTGACGCCGACCAGCATTGTTGGCAAAGGCGCCCGACACATTACCAAGTCAGGCAAGAGCCTGCCCAAGTGGTACAACCTGCCGCCCAGCGCCGACAGGTGGAAAATTCGCAGCGCAACTTTTCAAGGCATTGCTGACGCAATGGCAACACAATGGAACTGAGGCCATACCAAGAACAGGCAGTTGACTTCCTCTACGAGAACGACCGGGCCATGATCCTCGCCCCGGTCGGCGCAGGCAAGACCGCCATCGCCTTGTCGGCTATGGACGAACTCATTAGCAAGTGTCTTGTGGGCCGGTTCCTGGTGGTGGCGCCGCTGCGGGTGGCCGTCAGCGTCTGGCCGACCGAGGCCAAGCTGTGGGCCGAGTACCGCGAAGTGTCGGTGGCGGTCGGGACGCCCAAGCAGCGGCTGGCTGCGATTGAAGGGTCAGACGCCCAGATCGTGGTGACCAACTACGACAACCTGCAATGGCTGGCCGACCATTGGGACAGATCATGGGGCTTTGACGCTGTCGTGTTTGACGAGTTGACCCGGCTGAAGAACCCCTCTGGCGCCAGATTCAAGGCTTTCAACAAGGTCATCACCGAGGTGCGTACCCGCTGGGGTCTGACCGGCAGTTTCACCAGCAACGGCCTAGAGGACGTGTTCGGCCAGTGCAAGATCGTCGATCAGTCGCTGCTGGGCCGCAGCAAGGGCGCGTTCCAGCAGCAGTACTTCTTCTTGGTCAACAAGGACTTTAACCAGTGGGAGCCGCGCCCAGGTGCGCTGGAGCAGGTCATGGCGCGGATCAAGCCAGCCACGTTCGTGCTGGAGCCGGGCGAGTACAAGGACAAGCTGCCTCCGCTGCACACTGTGCCGGTGCGGTTCGACCTAGTCAACCGCCAGCCCTACGACCAGATGAAGAAGGAGTTTGTGGCGCAGTTCCCCAACGCCCAGGCGGTGGCCGTCAACGCTGGTGTGGTCACGGCCAAGCTGCAACAGATGGCGTCTGGGTTCGTGTACGGCGACTCGCCCGTCTGGTTCGATTCGGCCAAGTTCGACGCCCTGGACGACCTGCTGGCCGAGAACCAACACGCCAACACCATCGTCGCCTACACCTACCGGGAGGAGTTGGCCGAACTCAAGCGCCGCTACCCTCGCGCCGTAACGCTGGACGAGCCTGACGCCATCGAACGCTGGAACGCTGGCAAGGTCGAACTGCTGCTGGCCCATCCTAAGTCTGCCGGGCACGGCCTCAACCTGCAACACGGCGGCAGCAAGATCATCTTCTTGTCGCTGCCCTGGTCGCTGGAACTCTACGAGCAGACCATCGGGCGCCTGCACCGCAGCGGCCAGCGGCACGACGTGTGGTGCTACGTCATGGTGGCGAACAAAACGGTAGATGAAAAGATATGGGCGGCGCTCCATGACAAACGCGCTATTTCTGACATTGCACTGGAGGCACTGAAGTGAACCGAATCACACAACTCAGGGCTAGGCTCAAAGCAGCCCAGGCCGAACTTTTGATCCGCACTCGGACGCACAATAGCGCGTCACGGGCCTACAACAAGGTGGTGGCCCACATCGCCGAACTGGAGAAGAGAATTGATAACTTGGCGAAAATTTCAAACTGACCTGCCCAACTACAGTGAGTCCGACCTGCTGGCGTTGCTGGATGAAGAGCAGACCCAACACCGTAGAGTGACCATGCTGGAGCGTATCCACCAACGCTATTGCACCCTACGTTCCAACCGAGAACGGCTGGAGATTCTGAAGTTTGGGAAGAAACCATGAACTGGCTGGCGGCGGGGTTGATCGCCCTAGTCATGTCCACGGCCTACTTGCTTGACGGCCCGTCCGAAGACGAGGCGCGGGTTGATACGGTTGAGGAGAAGATTCAGAAAATGTGCGGCGAGAACGCTGGCTGGAAGATGCTGGCAGACGGGTCGGTGCAGTGCTTTACTCACCGTGGTTTCAAAACTCGAAAGGTAACGCTATGAGTGATAGATTGGAATTGACAGAGCATACGGTTTACATCTTGAACGGCATCAAATTACTGCCTCACTACACCATGCCAGTGTTTGTGACGCCGGGGCATACACGGCTAACGCCATTAAAGCCGTGGACGGTGGAGGAGCTGCAAGACGCTGGTGCTGTTGAGAGCAGCGCGTTCTTGTGGCCTAGGCATACCCTGGCGTATGGTGGTCACTATGAATGACAACGATGACTATGAACTCGCCAACTGGATGCACCTGATTGCTACGGTAATCCTGGTGCTGTTTGCCGTGACAGGTATTGCTGGCTTGGCTGGATTTTTGTGGGGGATGCTATGAACTCCGAGGACGATGAGTTTCGACGAATTGAGGCAGAGGCCAAGCGCCGAGCAGCGCGGGACGAGGACGATGACACGCAGGTCTACGCCAAGCCATGCATAGGAAAAGACCCTCGCTGCCCGTGCCAAGACGGGGATGCGTGTCATTACAAAGACTGCGGTGGCACGAAGGCATTGCCAGTAGCACAGCCAGAGCAGGAGCCAGACCGCCGAGCCTTACAAGCCGCAGGCACCCACCCCGCGCCGTGTGCTCGACACTGCGAAGCCAAGGCGTTTGAGATCGAGATTCGTTGGTTGAAATCAATGCTCTACACCACCCCACCCGCAGCACAGCCAGAGCCAACCCCGTGGCGTGACATGATAGTGGCTACCCTAGTCCGAGAAGGCATCGACAAGCACAAGGCAAGGAAACTTGCTGACCACTTTGCTGCACAGCGCCCGTGGCAGGGTCTGACTGATGAGGATAAGCAGACCGCAGTCTGGACAGATGGGACTTTTGGTGGTGGCGCACTGTGGGCGCAGCAACTGCTGAAGGAGCGCAATGGATAACTGGCCCTTCCCCACCGAGTTGCCCAAGCCGCTGCCAGCCAAACCCATCCCATTCAACCCAGAAAACTACGAGGATGCGCCGTGGTAATGTCTAAACAAATCCGGGACGCCTTGGCCCAATCGCCTGATGGCCTGACTGCCAAGCAACTGGCGCTGATGTTGGGCGCAGAGCCATCAGCAATCAGTCGTTCCTTGTCGCTGATGCCTGACACCTATATCGACAGGTGGGAGAAGTCGAGAAGCAAATATGCTGGCGTCCATTGCCTAGCCTTTGTCCCAGAAGATTGCCCACACCCATGACGCCTACATTTAACACGTGGGATAGGGCGACTCTGGACAAGTTTGCGCTTGAAGCCTACCTGCGGCTCCAGCAGCAGCAAGACCAGCTAGAGCAATTGCGGGGTGACTTGCGGGATGCGATTGAGGCGTACCGGGTACTAAACAAAGGGTCTAGTTCCTAGCTTGTCAATGATGAGCGCCTGACGCCGGGGTAGCAAGGCTGCTGTGTTTGGGATACTGATGTGCGTCCAGGCGTCAAACTCTCTGATGATCTGGTCAAAGTACAGCCCGTGGCTCATGATAGCGCGTACAACTTGGTCAGGCGTCATGCCGGGTACACGAATGTCAGCAGCGCAGCCTAGCCGGTGCTGAGAAGTGTCTTTACTGCCCACTGAGTCATTGACGGCCTTAGACCGAAAGGCCGAGTTCACCATGATTGGCTTGCCATCCAGCTTGGCTTTTACCAACTCCAGAAACTGTGCTAGTCGGGTCAGGTTTGCCAACTCAGCAGCATTGGGGGTGTTGTCAAACTGCCGATGGCTTGTCATCGTCAACTCGGCAAGGCTAAAGTGAGGCGTCATTTTTTACTCAGCAAATCAGTTTTGGCTTGGCTCCCAGCGCTGCTGCCAAAATAATAAGCAATGATGCCCGTCCAAGCTGTGCCTAAACTGCCCAGCATCATCAGAATCGCTGGGTTGGCGCTGTCTACTTTGCCAATAAACATCATCACCATGATGCCAAAAAAGCCCAC